CTGCATTTCCAGTTAAAGTAGCAGTAATAGTTCCAGCCGCAAAGTTTCCACTTGCGTCACGCCGAACCAAAGTGTTTGCTGTGTTTGTTGTTTCAGATGTTGGGAGTTGTTTCCATGCTTGCCAAGATCCACCAATGTAAGCACGTGTAAAGAAGTAATTTGTGGAAACAATTTGATGTATGTATCCAGTTGTTGTCTTTGTAACAATTAACTTAGAAGCACCTTCAGCATTGTCAAGAAGCGAAGGACCGTTGGTGTACGTAGTTGTTGGGGCTGCAAGATCAAATCGACCCATTCTCAAGTAATCTGCGTTGTTTAAATCTACAATTGCGCTTGAAAGCAACGGACTCATGTAGTAACTAAGAGATCCCCACGCAGTTGTTCCATCACCAATCTTTAGATTCCCAGTATCGGTCTCGTACCCAATCTCACCAGAAGTGAGAACTTCGGATGTCCATTGAGCCGCTGTACCTCTACGTAATTGAATTCTTGAACTCATTTTGTTTCCTCGACATATGAAGGCGGTACGCAATACCAACCCTCTGGTAAATTTACATTGTTGTCACTTAGTACCCACTGATCATCTTCTCTAACGTAAACGTGTCCAGTTACATTTGGACCAATACGAACTGGGCTACTTTCTGGGACCAGTACCGCCCTTGCGCAGCCACTCTCTAATGCGAGAACCACCACGGCGTAGAAGATCAGGGTCGCTATCAGCGTCCTTCGCCGTTTTTGATTCCCTGAATAGCCGCTCAAACATCTTGACAAAGACAGAGATCGCTGCTTCAAATATGGATCTGAGCATTGCATTGCTTCACTTTGATCCAACGTCTTCGCTCGACTTGTTGTTGTCTCGTGCAAAGATCAGTCCAATCCCAGCCAGAAGAGCAGCGGTCAACGCACCAATGTCAATGTTAGTTGTTGGGTCGTTGTCGGTCACAGCGGTAATTGCAGATCCAACCGCAACCAATATCGCAGCAAATCCAGCCCCAGACGTTTTCCAACTTTTGTGTTTTAAGAATTCCATTATTTAGCCCTTTCTAGTTTGATTTCAATCTTGTCAAGTCTGTGATTGGCAGACTCTTGTTGTGTGACAAGTTGCACAAGCAACCTGTCGTGATGCATAAACGAAGCAAATAATGTAGCCATGACCGCAAACAACAGTGTGCAGATAGCCACCCAGTCACGGAACGAAAGTTTAACTGTTTGCATTGTTTCTAATGTCACTTTTATTCTTATGTTGGGTTAGAGACATAACCATAATCTGGTCGTGTCCAATTGTTTGAGTCACCAGATCGTGATGGTCTTACACGACCAAGATCACGTTGTAGAAGTCCGTCTTTGGTAAGAGCAGTAGACAACAATGGTCCACCATCAATTTCTTGCAATCGACCTGACAACCCCTCGTCTTCGTACGCCTGCGCAAACGCACGTACGTACCCGATATACAAAGCATCAATGTACTTTGGGATTGGCATTAAATACCCATCGTCTGCGCCTTCTGCAATTGCAACCCATTTAGCCCGATATCGAACCGCTATTGCGTTTGTTGAATTTGCGCTAGGGGTTGGATAAATATCTAATCGTGCTTCTGGCAACGCATCGCCATCAACAGTTGGTGGGATTCTGCTGAACGTAGCGTGTGTTACTGTTGGACCAGTCATTGTCAAACCAAGTTGTCGCAACTGCTCCATATGGTCAGGGGTGACCATTTCGATCAGGTAACCAAGAGAGGCAGTGGACAAAATGGACATGATCTCTTCGCAATCTGTTGGAAGAGCAACATATGCTTGATCGGCAACCAAGTTTATAAACTTTGTAGTTCGCTCACGGAAACGCCAACTACGTGCAAATAGATGTTCTCCAGCCTGATTGACAATCTCGGTCAAACGCTGGTTGCGTGTTTGGCTTGGTGCAAGGGATGGATAGCCACCTACAGCCAAGATCGCATGGTTTTTGCATTCAAGGAAAGTTGCCATATAAATCCACTGGGAGGATTTCTCCCCCCAGTGGGTTGGTATCAAACAAGTAACAAATCAAATAACAACAGGGAACCAAATTGCATTAGTAAGCATTACGTTGATATTGGCTGTACCACTAGCCAATGCTTCAAGCGCAATTGCGCAACCAGTAGTTGCATTAGCAGCAACACCGTTGTCCAAGCCACCGTTAGTATCGTGAACAGTAAGTGGTGTTCCAAATGCAGTGGCAGTGGTTCCGCTTGTTACTTTAGCCTTTACAATTCCACCGAATTGAACAAGGACTTCAGTACCAACAGCACCAGCACCAGTTTGCAAATCAATAACAACACCAACGTATCCACCCTTTGCAGTAGCGGATGCTCCTAAGGCAATTGTGCAACAAGCAAACGGAGTCAAATTTGATTCCGCAACTGTTGTTGCTGGGTAAACAAAACCTGTGTGAGCATACGAATTAGTTACAGCCTGACCAATAGCCAAAGTCGCCGCAGATTTGTTAATCATGCGAATCTGGCTACCGTGTAATTGCATTCCAATAGATCCCGAAGTAGGGGCAATAATCATTTGTAAGTTTCCTTTCTATTAAGCAGTTTGAATTGGCGAAACAATGCCTTGACGTTGACGAGAATTGCAAAACAAGTTCCACCAACAATCAACAACTTGTACGTATGTGAATGGTTGATTTGGATGACGCATTACATCATGCTTTGCAAAGTATCGACTTGCGTGATACACAGGCGTGAGGTAATTGCCATTGACCCACCAATAACGTGCGCCAACGTCTACACCAGTAGTATCGGATTCTGTAACACCAGCGGTTGAAACACTTGTTCCAACGTTTGTAGTTGAAGCAATACGACGAGCCGTGGTAAACTTTGGGTAAATTGCAGCGGTGTCAAGATTTGCGCAATACATCAATTCAATTCCGCTGAACGATGGGGAACCATACGCTGCGTCTTGATAAGACACAAGAGTATCGTTGCTTGCTCGTAAAGCCTGCTTGTATTGATTCAAACCAAGACGTGAACACAAAATCATTTGACGATTCAGTGTTGCCTTCTCAAAGTACTCTTGACGGGTTGAAGGCGGCTGAAAGTCGCACTTCAAGAACATATCGTCAAACGCTGTCATCAAACCACCGATAAGCGCAGTGTAAGTAGTGTTGTCTCGTGGGTTGTAAACACCAGCGTATGAAGTCAACTTATCGTTTGCAGTAGCAGCAGCCTTTGTGTCGTAGTTGGAAATTTGATTTGTCCAACGTGCTTCACCAGTTGTTCCGTTAGCCAAGTTCATTACATTGGTCCAACCAAGTGGTGCGCCGCCACGAACTCCTTGTGGATTGCTTGAATCTGGCAACTCAGAAATGAATGCTGGGAGACTGTATGGCAACTTGCCACCAGCACCTTCCATTTCACTGTAGTTTCCAAATGGAGTTTGCCACAAATCGTTTTCAAAACCATTCAACAGACTGGTCCAAAGACGTTGTTCCTTTGACTTCTTCAGTCGCTTGTACTGGCTTTTGACATAGTCACGACCAGCACCTTCTCCACCGTTGAGTTCAACTTCATGGTCAGTCCAAGCCATGTGATCAATACTGAAACGCCAAGGGCATTTCACAGTATCTAGCACTTGGTTGTTGCGCCAGTTGAACGTGTCGTTCGGAAGGTAATGGTCATACGTGGATGCGTCATCAAACATGACTACATCACGAATTTCATTGCCACCTTGGACGGTTGCCTCAGAAGTCTTTTCTTTCAAAAGACGTGAGAATGCGTACGTGTTTTTCACCGCTTCATTGATCACAGAGTCTGCACTGGTCAGGTATGCTGGACCAGTTGCGTTCATAAAGTCATTAAATGTTTGGATGGGACTACCAGCCATGAGTCACTTCACTTTCTAATAAATCGTCGTGCCTCTTCCAAAGACTTTCCATCCATCAGTTGGTCCAGAACGGCATCCTCAACATCCACAGGTTTTGTTGGTCGTTCTGCTCTTGAGACAGACTTGACCACAGTTGGCTGTGAAGTTCGCTTTGGGCGAGTTGCGTTTGCTTTCTTTTCCAACAAATTCATGTACGCTTCTTCGGCAAGTTGCATGACATTTTGATAACTGTTTGGTTTAGCAATTCCAAGCCTATTCATTTCAGCAACAACCAGTTCCTTTGGTGGAGATAACTCCCCATAGGCGTAACGGAGTGTTGAATCAGCGACATCGACTTGATATTGCAACGATGGGGTTGAATCAGCCTGTTGGGCTTTCTTCGGTTCGGCAACTTTACCTTTTGAACCCCTTGTGGGTTTCTCAGATTCTTCGCCAAGAATTTCACTGTCATCGTCTAGCGTTTCTGTTTCAGTTGTTTCAGATTCAATTGTTTCTTCAGAGGGTTCAATTTCTAAATCTTCCTCGATCTCAATATCATCTTCAACTTCTGGTTCGCTGGGAGCAGATCCCTTCTTTTCCAATGCTTTCATCTTTGCCGCATATCCATCAACATCTTTCTGACGCTTGGTCGCTTTCGCTACCCACTCGTCAAGATCAACATCGCTGGTGGCATCAATTACAGCCTGTGGCACTCCATCCCGCTTTAGGATGGAAACAGCCTTTGCACGATTTGGGTTTTCCAATTGTGCTTTAACTGGCTCAGACTCCACAACAGCCTGAGTATTTTGTAATGACTTGGGTTCTGGGATATCACTCTCAAAACCCATCAACTTGTCGAGGATTGTGTCATCGGCAGAGTCAGGATTATTTGTAATTTGAACTTCTTTTTCTGAGTCGCTCATGTTTTAATCGTCGTTCAAATTAGGCATAGGTTCGCCTTGAAAACGTTGCATTTTTTCTGGAATTGGATTAGTCACGGAAACTTGATTTGCTGATGACATAACAATTGCTTTCATTAACAATGAATGAATTGTCTTTAAAATAACTGCCAATCGTACATTTGTAGCACCGTCTTCTTGACCCTTTAACTTTCCGTAAGTCCCTTCCATTATTTGGTCTAAAATTCTGCTTTGTTGCGCAATAGAACCACCTTGAGGGTCGGCTGTTGAGCCAGTTGTAGAACTCAAACCGCCCCCCACCCCCCCCGCAGAACCGCCAGCATTAATAACCTGAGTTCCTCTTCCTCCACCTACACCTGCAAGAAACTCTGTTTCGTCTTCTAATCCCCCTTCTACTTCTTCTGGGTCTCCGATTGGTGGCATTTGTTACTCCTTGTTGTATCCGTGCATTGATGCAATATTCTTTTCATGCCTACGTGACATGATTATTGGTTTTCCTGCGGCAGTAAGATCACACCCACTTAATTTGCGTGGTAGTGAGTTAGAGACATATGGGTATTGATATCTGTTAAATCCGTCATCGACTTGAAAGTCGCTGGCGATACGAACATATTCAACCCCATTAAACAATACGGTTGTGCCAATTGACGGGGCATCGGACATCGAATACGTGACTTCCAATACCTCGCCAGTGACCTCGTGCTTGAAAGGATATAAAGGCATATTAACTTCTCATAGCCCCTTTTGCATATTGTGACATACTTTGTGCCGAATTTTGTTGTTGGCTTGGCTTGACCATTCCAGATTGTGGCTGTTGTTGCTGCATTTGCTGCGCTTGTTGTTGAGCCGCATCAGTGTCAATTAAATCTTGAAGATTTGGAATATTCATCGCATCACCAACCAAACTCATTACTTCTTTCCATTTGACGTGCGGTGCTTGAACAACAGCCTGCGACAAATTGCCGATGACTTGCATCATTTCCAATGCACGGCGTTGAACCATTTGCTCACTCACACGCTCCATGCTCATCGCCTCAATATCGAAGTCCAAGTCATCGAATATTCCAACCATAGAACTTTGGCTAAACACTGGCTCTGGGCTGGCTCCAAGCAATGGGATTCCGTCAGCACCTAGTGGAAATGAAATTTTGCTATCGTGGAACATGAACCAAGCAACAGTCTTAATTACTTCGTTTACGCTCTCTTGGAACTGTCGTTTAATGTGGCTAATTCTCAATCCGCTGGATGATTCGGCAACAGTTACTTCAGTTGCTGTAGCCTGACCAGCAATGTTTCCACGCATTGCATCATTGATTCCAGAGACTCGATCAAGTCTGTCTTGAGCCATCCCAGCATATTGAACCATTTGCGGTGTAATTCCACCAATCTCAATTGGAACAACCTGAGATGCGTCGATCCCGTCAGACAACACAACATACAAATCGTCACGGTCACGTATGTCCTGAGCCAATTTAGGGTTGCGTGAATCAACCGCAATCAGTCGTTTGTATGCAGATGCGCTGTATTTCATAGATCGCAAATGCTGATTGACATCGTTCATTTGTGGGATAAGAGCCACAATTGGTGACAATGGGTACGGATCATCTGGGACTGTGTAGATACCAAAGACTTGGTATGGACCGCTTCTTGGACCAACGTAAGATCGTGGCTCACGAACAAATCCAACTTTGTTCTTTGCTTTGCTCGTGCTTTGATGCTTGAGCATCGTGTAGATCGTCCCGTTAAACATATTGATCCCAGTCTTCTCGTCGATCATTTCCGCATCTTCTTCACGGACTTCTGGAACCCACACTTCGTAAACAACAATCTCAGATCGGTCTGGGACATCACGAGGCATTCCATCCTTGGATCGAAGTTCATCAACCCCAGTGTTTGACGTGAGATCCCTGATCATCTCTTCGTCCCAACCATCTTCTTCTTTGGATTGTTTAATCAAATCATCCTTGTCAACAACCCAACAATGACCCATGTACCGTGCGTCTTCCGCACTAGTTGCCGCAGGATCAATGAAGAATCGGTCTGGACTTAATCGATACAAACGTGGGAGATATGGCTCCGCATCGTCACCAGCACGGTAGCCTTTTCGTGGCTCGTTGACAATCATTCCAACTCCGAACCCAAGCAACATATCTGTCGCTATACGCTCAAGAGTTGTGCGAACCTTGGTCATCTTGCACCATCGATTCAGCGCAACCTGCATCACTCCAGCAGCCACAGCCTGAGTGATAGGACGAGCAGATTTGCACCGAACCTTTGGGTTGTCATGCACGATACGAGGCAGCAAAAGAGCCACGTACTCATGGACAAAGTTCTCTGGATCTTCTGGTTGTGAGGTAATGCGATATGCTGGTCCGTGGAATCTCTCGACGAGAGATCGCCACTCTAGGAGATGATCGTCACGGAACTTTTCCGCAGAATCGATCTCTTGTCTGACAGCAGCCAGATCGCCTTTAAACATTATTTTGCGCCGTAAGATTTGCCGTTGTGGTTACAGTTTCCACCGCTGTACCCACCACCATAACCCCCGCCATTACCTCCACCCTTTGCGCCAGTAGTTCCTCGACGTGCGGTTGCGCTTGCCCCAGACATCTTTGCAGTAGGTTTGCTTGCTTGTGTTTTTTTAGCCATTGTTTGCCTTTGCTCCAGCGGTTGCTGGCTTTTGCATTCTTGCGACCATCGCCTTGATGATCTTCGCATCTTCGCCACCTGCGACGAATACGTTCTTGCCGCCAAACCCAAATCCTTGCACTCCGTGTATTACAATCTCACTACCCTTTTCTTCGCACCAGAGGATTGAAGTAAGGGGAATCAACGCATTCCCAACTCGGATTAGCATTGAATTTAATACTTCTTGCCACGAGTCATCGAACCCGCTTTGCCCATCTTGCCTTTAGCAACTGGTTTTTTGCCTGACATTTTCATAGACGATTTAGAAGGTTTCTTCATGGGTGGAACAGTATCAGACACATTCAACTTCTCCAATAGCCATTTGCAATAAATTCTTTTGCAGAGTGTCACAATGTCTTTGATCAAACGTTTACTTGGTGACGAGTTAGTTTTCATTGCCAGTTATCTCCTCGTGTTTGAGAATAGCACCCAACGTCTGTTGCCCGTACATGGGAGTTGGTTCTGGTGCGGCAGTACCTTCCTCGCACAACATCAACGCTCCCGCAACGGCAATCACCCGATCACCGTGTGACTCCCTTGCTCCGCTCGTATCGTCACGTCTGCTTCCCGCCTCGATGCTCCCATCGTCGCACACGATGTACTCCAACATCTCGTCCAGTGTCTCAATGCTTGGGACAATGCATTCGCCCTGAGCCATCGACCTTGCCAGCCCACCTAGCAACACTCTCTTGGTTCTTCGTGTGCTAGTCCATCCAATCCGCTCGGTGCGCTTCTCAGTCTTCGTTCCCTGCACCCTTTGCTTGTAAACTGTACGGTACTGCGCCCGTTCAAAGTCGTGTTGCAGGTTGCTTCCGCACCCGTTGGTTTCCCATCCGATGAGTGGCTCTCGCCTGCCCTTGAACACACGGCGCATAGCCATCGCAATCTCTAGTGCCAAGTCGTAGGTAGGTAGGTTCGGATCGATGAACTCGGCAACGACTTCACGTGTGTCTGTGTCCATCACACACGCCGCACTGTTGGCATTGCCAGTCCCGTATGAAGGGTCGATGAAGCACACGTAGTCGCATCCCCTGCTTGGTTGCTTGAAGATCCTCCACCTCCCCTGTGGCTGTTGACTCAGTTTCCCCTTGGTTATCTCGTATCGCATCGGTGACTTTGCGTGTTGCTCCCGATGGTTGGTGACAGTGTGCGATGAGAAGAACGCCGCACCTGACCCGATGCTCTCGGCGAATATGTTCTGACACAAGTCGATGCGATCTCTGCGGCGCAACTGGTCTTTCAGCCACGGTGTCCATGTGTACGTTGCACCTGCGAACCCCGTGATGCTCCCGTCCTCGTCTATGCGCTTCTCCTGCCCGTTGCCCTTCTCAGGATGTTGCCAGTACATGAGTTCAATTAGCCGTGGCTCGCCTTGCGTTCGTGCTGTTGCTACGAGCCTTGCATACTCAGTGCCTGCCCCGATTGGTGTGCTGTTTGCGATGCGGCATGACGTGCAATCTGCGGCACTTCGCCATGCGCTGTCTGCGTTGTCTAGTGCGGCGAACTCGTCGAATATGACCAACGTCCTGCGCCCACCACGCCCGATGTGTTCTGTGCTTGCCTGTCCTGCGACAGTCGCACCAGTTGCAGGGTGGCGAAGCATCATGTGCTGACGCAACGCCCCGCCCTTCTCTAGTGCTTTGGGCGTTGCAGGGAGAAGCCATTCGGGCTGTGAACTGAGCAAGTAATCTACTTTCCAGAATAAACTATCTGGATCTCCACTTCTGTCAACAAGGTCTTCTACACGGGAGACGAGTAGCGACTGCCATCCGTGGAAGAGCCATCCCCACACTGCAACACCAACGAGCAACCACGATGCGCCCATGTCTCGGCTCTTGCGGATCACGCAGTCACGTCCGTCCCT